CGCGCACGTCCATGGCCGAGGCCCCGGACAGGTAGCGGCATTCGAGGTCGACCGTCTCGCCGCGCACGAGCTGCCACTCCTGGGCGGCCGGGCGGGCGGTGTCCAGCTCCCATGCCAGGGAGCGGATGACGGACTGTGAGAAGGCTGTTGGCTGTAGGCTGTAGGCTGACAGCAGCAGAATGAAGAACGCCTTGCGCATGGGGATCTCCTTAGGGGGTGACGGCGGCGAGGGTGCCGCCGCGAAGCGTGTAGCTGTGGACCGTGGTCTTGCCGATCCATTTGACCAGGCTGTGGCGCTCGACCTTGCCGGAGGTGAGCTTCCATTTGTTGCCGGTCGGCGATTCGATCACCACGTCGCCGGTGAGCGCGAGCGCGGCAGCCGGGTGGGAAAGGACGAAGTCCAGCGCGGCACCGGCCGAGGCGTGGTGGCGCGTGACCTGGACGCTCAGCGAGTGGCTGACGTTGCCGTGGTCGTAGACGCCCGCCTCGGCCGAACGGGTCAGCGGCACGACGTTGAGCACGCGCGAGCCTTCGAGGCCCTGCACGGATGCAGGCTCGTTGCGGTTGACGCCTTTCGCGAACTCGGTTGTGCCGATGGTGATGATCATGGGGGGAAGTGCGTTAGTGCATTAGTGCGTTAGTGCATTAGTGCGGGAGGACAGGATCAGGCCCAGGTGGGGAAGGCGATGGAGAACAGCTTGAAGGTCGTGTCCAGGATCGGCGAGGCGTCGAAGCGCACGCCCTGAACGCGCTTCTGCTTCAGCCCGAACTTGAACTCGCACTCCTGAGCGCCGACGCCGTAGAGCGTGGCGGTGACGCCCCTGGCGTTGACGTTGATCGGGGCGATGACGAGCGTGGCGTCGGCGGGTCCGAGGTCGTCGCCGATCTCGTCGCAGCCGGTGCCCTGGAGCCGGAGAAGGTCGAGCACGCCGGACTCGCTGAGGTTGCACGGCTTGAAGAGGGCGCTCGCCGCGATCCCGCTGAGCGTCTGACCGACCAGGCCGTAGGCGTTGACGCCGTCCGGGTCGAAGGAGGGCTCGATGTTGATGTCGAAGCCTTCGAGGCCCTGCATGACGACGGGCGTGGCCGCGCCGATGGTGAGCGTGGCCTGGTAGCCGGGCGTCTTGATCTTGGCGCGGTCATAGCCGGTGGCAGCGAACGCGGCCTCCTCGACCTTGACGCGGCTGTCGGCCGTGCTGTCGGCGGTGTCCAGCTTGCCGAGGCAGAGGAACGAGATCTCGCCCAGGGCGGTGGCGTCCGTGCCGCAGTGGATCACGCGCACGCCGAGGTTGCCCGAAGCCGCGAAGGTGAGCTTGCGGCCGGATAGCGTGTGGATCACGAGCGTCGTGTCGGTCGCGCCGAATATGGACGCGCCCAGGTCGGCCTGTCCCCAGGGGAAGTAAGCCGCGACGGTGTCGAGCATGCCCTGCGGTACGAAGGAGACGGTGAAGCTCTTGCTCGTGATCCGCTTGCCAGCCGAACCGAGGATGTTCGATTCGATGCTGTACGTCTCCTTGTTGGCCTTGACGGTGATCTCGCCCTTGGTGAAGTAGGTGTGCCCGCCACGGATGACGACGGCCGGACCCTTGAGAATGAGATTGCGATCCATGGTGTGACCCTTCGTGAGTTAGGAGTTAGGAGTTAGGAGTGAGTTGTTCCGCGATTGGAAACATGCCCTCGCCTTCGAGGCGGAGGAGCGGGAGTGTGAGCGCGCCGCGCAGGGCGACGCGCCGGATGACGAGGCCCGACCCGGTGGAGTCGGGGACGTTGGAAATGGTGGGGCGGAAGGCGGCGAGGGGGGCTTTGAAGCCGGAGGGCGTCCAGCCCTTGAGCAGGCGCAGCGCGTTGATGGCGACGCCGTCGACGGACTTGCGGACGCCGCGTGCGGTGTCGACGGTGAGCATGTCGCAATAGACGTCGACGGTGACATAGAACGGGTCGAGGTCGAGCGCGGCGACGTTATCGGCGTCGTCGTCGGCGTTGGGCGTGCCGACCACGGCGCAGAGGCCGAGGCCGTAGCCCTTGGCGGAGGTGCCGAGGGAGATGTTGATCGCGTTGACGATGTCGCCCTGCTGCGTATAGAGCACGTTGATCGGGGCGAACCAGGGGCAGGCGCGGAGGCGGGCCTGGACGGCGCGCTGCACGGCGGCGACGGTGTCGTCGGCGAGGTTTGCGTTGTAGATGTCGTCGTCGATCGGGATGCTCATAGCCCGTCCATCGATTGGGAGGTGACGCGGCGGCGCGAAGAGGCCGCGAGCTGGGACGCGGGGGCCGCGCCCTGCGATTCTGGCTGGGCGTAGCCTTCGACGTAGAACTCGCCGGAGCGAGCCTGTTCAAAAATCCTCGTCGCATCCTTGCGGGCTCCGCGCCGGTCGTCGGTGTTGGCGCGCGGGACGCGCTTGACGACGTCGAAGGCGATGTAGTCCATGCAGGGCGCGACGAGGCTTTCCGGGATGGTATCGGCAGGCCCCATGACGATGGCGGTGTTGGCGCGCAGATAGCCGCGCACGAGGGCGACGCCGCGCGAGAGCAGCGCGGAGATGGGGTCTCCGTGCGCGTCCTCGTCGGCGGCGGCCTCGCGGTAAGCCTCGATCTCCGACGCCGAAATGCTGGCGGAGAGATCGGACTCTGTGGGCGTGCGCCACACCGCTGTCGTCGATAGGGCCATGGCGCTCCTTAGCTGATGGTCAGCTTGCGGACGCCCAGGGTGCTGGTCGCCACGATGTTGGAGTAGTGCTCGACCGAGATGTCGACGAGCTTGGCGGTGACCTCCTGGCGGTACACCTTGAATTTGCCGCCGCCCATGCGGGTGACAAAGCGCTTGATGTTCGAGGGGTCGTCTTTGCCTGCGCCGCTGACGGCGTTGTACATGTAGACGGCGTTCGCGCCGAGCAGGTTGGCCTTGGCGGCCTTGGCGGTCTGCACGCGCTCACCGCAGATGAAGACCTTCTCGACCGCGAGGAACCCGGCGAGCTGGTCGGGCGTCATGCCGCTGTTGGCGATGGACCCGGCCTTGTCACCGGCGCGCAGCGTGAGCAGGCGCTTGGACCAGGCGTTGTCACCGATGCCTACGCGAGTCGAGCGGACGCCGCTGGAGTCCGCGCCCGCGATAATCGCGGTGAGCATGTCCATGTCGGCGTCGACCGGAGCGGCCGCGCCCCACGTCTTGGCCTCGTTGGTGGCGGCGGAGTCGAGCAGCGCGAGGGCGCGGCGGATCTCCATGCGGATCAGGCGCTTCATCAGCGCGGCGGTCAGGCGCTCCTCCAGCATGGGGTCATCGTCTTCCTCGTCGAGGTCGACGCGGACGGTGAGGCCCTTGTTGTAGGTCTTGGCCTCGGCCTCGGTGCCGGAGTACGTGACGGCCTTGAACTCCGCGCCGATCGCGCGGATGTCGCTGTCGTCGGCCTCGCCCAGGAAGGCCTCGGCATTGATGGCCTTCTTGTAGCTGAAGCGGCGGGCGGTGGGCACTTCGGGCGCGAGCAGCTCGAGCAGCTCTTCGAGGCCCTGGCCGCTGGACCAGCCGGTGCTGTACGCGGTGAGGGGCTGCGAGAGGAACGAGGCGTTGAAGCGCGCCTCGTTTGCCAGACAGATCTGGCCGACGGCGTTGGAGCCGGTGTCCCGGCCGACGGCCAGGGCGAGCATGGGAATGATCGTTTTGCTCATGTGTTGCGGGTTTCCTTTGAGCGGGCGGCCGGGCGGCCGCCCTTACGGGGTTAGGCGCACACGCGGTGCGCGACTTCGATGAGGTCGTCGGTCGCGGCGGTGAGCGCGCGGCCGCAGGTGAGGCCGGAGCTGACGGCCGTACCGGTGGGGCTGACCGTATCGCCGACGGCGACCGCGCCGGAGGCGAGCACGAGCACCGTGCCGTTGTAGCAGCCGAGCACGGCGCAGGGGACCAGCGCGCCGTCGGCGGCATCGTCCAAGGCGACGTAAAGGCCCTTGTCGGTGAGCTCCGTGCAGGGCGCTGCCTGTGCGGCGGCGGTGCCCTTCTTGAGGATCTGCCCGCGCGTGACCGCGCCCTCGGCGGTGCGGGTGACGACGCCGTTGGGGTGTGCTCCCTCGGCGATGTTGGCCAGGGCGAAGACGCCCATGGCTGCGAGAACGGACTTTTTCATGTTGCCGTTTTTCCCTTTCCGTTCGCTCAAGCCTGGAGCGCGAACAGCTCCTTGTTGGTGGACTTCACGTGACGCCACGCCTGATCGTGGGTCATCCCTTTGCTCTTGGCCTCGTTGACGAGCGCCAGGATCATGCCTTGAGCGTCGCTTGCCGGGGCACCGCGCTTGGCGGCGTCGACCACGCCCGCGAGCTTCAGCTGCGGCTTCTCGTTCGCCAGGGCGACCGAGTACAGGTCGAAGTCCGCGGCGAGATTCTTTTCCCAGGCGGGCTTGCCTGCGGGCGTCACGCGGCCGTCGCCGACCGCCTGCGTGAGCAGCACGTCGATGCGGGCCTTGCGCTCGTTGGCGAGCTTGACTTCGGCTGCGGCCTTGTCGGCCGTCGCCGTGGTGGCCTCGGCCTTCGCGGCGTCGGCTGCCGCCTTGAGCGACGCGTTGTCCTGGGCCATTTTCGTCATGGCTGCCTGGATCTGCTCGTCGGTGGCGGCCGGATCGAGCTTCAGCAGCTCGATCAGGAACTTTTTCATTGCTTCGTTCATGGGTTGCTCCTCTGAGGCAGCCGACTCGTTCGGCAGCCGAAATTCCGGGATGTTGGGGTTGTTCGTCAGCGCGATCGAGCGGCACTTCCGCATGTGCGTTATCACGTCGCTGCCCTGCCTTGAAACGGCCGGTCCGACCCAGTACGGCGAGAAGAACTGAAAGCTCTTGTCAGGCGCTTCGTTCCACGCGACGAACAGTTCAGCCGCATCATCGCCGACGGTCATTTTGTTTCCCCATCCCTTGGCCCGCTTATCGGGGTACTTGGCGGCGATCTCCGGCTCCTCGGCGTCCGGGTGCCCGTGGTAGATGGGATAGCCGAGCCTGCCTTTGGAGATCTCGTTGGCGAGCGCGACGTTCCAATCCTCGGCGGCGGCGCGGTCAAACACCTGCGTGATGAAGACAGTCTTCCCGTCCTTCATCTTGTAGGAGCCGTACGGGTATTTGCCGTAAGGGATGCGGATGGGCTTGTCTTCGGAAACATGGAACTCGTTCGCGACGGCGATGAGGCCGATGGGCGATTCATTGGCGAGGGCGAAGAGGACGGAGGTCAGATGGCGGAGGTCGGAGGGCGGACAGATGATGACGGGAGAGTTATGCACGGGGGGCTCCTTTGCGTTGGGCGGCCTGTTCGGCGAAGCCGTTGAAGAGCGAGGCGGTGATGGTGTCGGCAAGACCGGCGTCGAGCTGGCCGCTGGCGGCGACGGCGGCGGAGATCTTGCCGGGGATGTCTTCGAGCACCTTCTGGAGCTCAGCCTGCAGCTGGTCGTCGGGAGCCTGCAGCGCATTTGCAAGCGCGTCGCGCAGGGGCTGCAGGTCGGCGTCGAGCGCCTTCAGGATGGCCTCGCGGGCGCTGGCCGAGAGAGCGGCGTTGCGTTTGGCCGAGAGGATGGCGGCGGCCTTGTCCGTGTCGCCGGAGGCGGCGGCGTTCGCGAGGGCCACGTTGGAGAGGCCGAAGGGCGTGGCCGAAGACTGCAGGCCGGCGGATGCAGATTGGACGAGCGCGGCGTCGGCGGGGTCGGCGGGGTCGACCTCGGTGCGCTGGTAGCGGCGGAGCGCCTCGTTCTTGGAGAGCCTGCAGCCGAGCCCGGACAGGTGCTTGTCGATTTCCATTTCCTGCTTCAGGTCGGGGCGCGACTCGGGCATGATCTGGATGCGGGCCAGCGGCTCGTCGTCGCCGTGGACGTAGCGGATGACGTGGCGCTCGACCTGCTGCCGGAGCGTCTCGCTGATCATCTCGCAGGCGTCCTGCTCGAGCAGGTCGGACTCGTCGCCCTGGAGGGATGCGCCCGCGTTGTCGCCGCCGGACGCGCCGGAGAGCGTCGAGAGGTCCGCGCCGCGCCAGAGGGCGGCGATGGCCTTGTCCATGCGGGCGATCATTTCCGGATAGGGCAGCGTGCCGGAGACGGCCATCTGCACGGGGGTGAGCTTGACGTCGGTGTTTGAGAGGAGGTTCCACTCGCGGCCGTAGTCGCGCAGCGCGGCCAGCAGATCGTTCCACTCCTGGCTGCCCTTCTTGGCCGTGGTCTGGCCGTGCAGGCCTGGCTGGCCGCAGCGCTCGGAGTAGAGCAGCCAGTCCTCCAGCGAGAGCCGCTTGGACATGGCGGCGACCGCGCACGCGATGCCGACGCCGTCGCCGACCGTGACGAGCCACTCCGCCTCGTGCATGTCCACGCCGTACACCGCCCCGTCGGTCGGCAGGAAACGCAGCTGGCCGGTGGTGTTCTCGAACATCCAGAGCGGCACGCGGACGAACTGCGCGGACAGCGCGCCCGTGGGGGACGGCCGCCAGACGATCTCGTGGCAGGCGTAGACGCTGCTGACGGCATCCATCATCTGCTTGACCAGCAGCGAGCGGCCGCCGTGCTGGTTGCGGCAAAAGGCATCCGTCACGTCGACGGAGGACCAGAACTTTTCGAGCGTGGCCTTGTGCTGCTCGGCCTTTGCCTCGCCCTCGTGGCCCTCAAGGATCATGATCTGGTGGCCGCAGCGCGAGACGGCCGCCTTGGCTTTGCGGGCGGCAGTCTTCCAGGTATCGTCGCGCTCCTCGAGCGCCTCCAGGATGAGGGCGAGCGGGCCGAGGTAACCGGCGCGGAACTCGTCGATGGCCATCACGAGTTTTTCGGGATCGAAGCCCCGCAGCGGGTTGAAGCGCGAGCGCTGCACGGAGACGACGCGCTGGACGCCCAGGGCGGCGAGGATTTTGGAGGGCCAGTAGAAGAGTCTGCTCATGGCATTGTTCCCCTGCCGCGATAACCGCGACCGTTGTCGTGCCGTCCGGCCGTGGCGCAGCCGCAGCCCGCCGCGTTGGCGAGTGAGATCTGCGCCACGGCCTCGGCCAGCGCGCTGTAGGCATTCGCGAGAAGATAGTGGTTCGGCACGCCGTCGATGAACGAGAGCGTCTTGCCGTCTGATCCGGCGACCTTGCGGGAGCCGGAGACGAAGTGCTCCTGCAGGACGTTGACGGCCTCGTTGCAGCCGGGCGCGGCGGATGGCATGCGCATGACGGGCTGCGTGCGGATCTTTCCGTCGACCACGGCGACGAGCCCGTCATCGTAGGTCAGGAACTCGTCGACCGCGCGCTGGATGCATTCGTCGCGGTTGGCCTTGATGACCGGATAGGCGTGGCCTTCCTGGGTCACACGCAGATCGTGGACGATACCGGAGCCGGGCTTGCCGGAGAATTCCACACAGGCGGCGCGCAGTCCGGACCAGAGGCCGCGCCCGCCGTCCCACACCAGGCCGTTGCCGAAGTCGATGCGGCCGCCCTTGTCCTCGGGCCGGACGGGCGGGGCGTCGATGAGGCGGTTGACGATGCGGACGATGTCGCGCGCCATGTCGCGCTCGTTGCCGATATCGACAAACAGGCACGACAGGCCGCAGGCGTCGACGAGCTGGGGCACGCGCACGCGGGCCGTGGTCGGGCTGATCTGCTCGGCCCATGCAAAACGTTTGCAGAGCGCGCCGTCCGACTCGCGTGCGACGAACCACAGGCGGTCGCCGGTGTCGAGCCCGCCGAAGCGCGGCTTGCCGGTGGGCACGACGCTGAGGGCGTAGTCCTGGCGGCAGCGGTCCATGATGCCCGAGTCCAGGCCCTGCGTGCTGCTCTTTGGACGCGCCCAGCGGTCGCAGCGGAAGGCGACCATCTTGTCGGGGTCGCCGACGGCGCTGGCCCAGGCGGCGACGATCTGCGTGAGGCCGATGGCGGGCGTGCTGATCTGGCTGACCTCGATGCCGTACTTTCCGAGCGCGGCCATTTCCGGGCGGCGGGCGCTATAGAACACCTGGCTGCGGTGAAGCTGTGTGCCGCAGTGCGGGCACGCGAGATAGTAGCGGTTGCCGGGCTTGTGTGTGGCGACGGTTTCGCCGTCCTCGCCGTTGGCCTTGAAGTCGCCAGCCAGAGTCAGGCGCGGGTCATCTGGAGACGGAACGTCGCCCATCTGCAGACGGCAGACGCCCGGCCATTGATCCTCGGGCGAGACGTCGACCTGGCAGCGGTCGCACGCGATGAAGGCGCAGTGCTGGGTCGAGTCTTCAAACTCCTTGTCCATCCCGGCCTTGTCGTAGCGGGCCGTGCCGATGTCGATGCGCAGGCGGATCGGAGAGGAGGTCAGGCGGCCGTCCAGGAACTTCTCGTTGCGCTCGTTGATGTCGTCGCGCTCGTCGACGATCTGGACGTCATGCGTGTACGTGGTCGGAACGCGGTTACAGCCGAGGAAATAGCCGAGGGCCGTGCGCGTGCCGTCTGTGGCCATGATTGCGCCCTTGCGCTCAACCTGCTTGCCGGATTTGTTGATTGTCTTGCCGATGCTGAGCAGCTTGGCGAACCAGGGGATCTGGTTGACCACGTCGGGCCGGAACTTGGTATCGACAATGCCGTCCACCAACGCCTGGTCGGGCAGGTAGTAGCCGACGCCCAGGAAGCGCACGCCGAGCAGATAGGCGTAGAGGTTGAGCGCCCAGACGGTCTTACCCCACTGCGCGCCTCCCTTGATCTTGATGCGGCAGTCGGCGCGACCGGAGGCGAGGATCTCGTCCACCCACTGCGTGGCCAGCTCCAGGGCCGGGCGGCCGACCATGTCGTAGGGCTGATACGTGGAGCCGACTTTAACGCTGCACTGGTTGCGCATGAAGTCGCGCAGGGACTTGACCACGGGGACGACCACGGGGGCAATCGCATCGGCGACCGCAGCCTTGACCAGGGCAAGCGTGGAGACGGCGCGCTTCATGCGGGCACCTCCGCCTTGGCCTTATCCAGCGCGGCGAGGAATGCGGACAGCGCGGCCTTGGCTTCGGTGTTGCCTTCGGCCTCCGCCATGAGGGCCTGCACGCCCGCCTCGCGCACAGCCTGGTTTTTGGAGGCGAGCTCGCGCTCGGCGAGGTCGAGCTTGAGCAGCGAGACGCCGGTCTTCGCGTCGAGGTCGCGCAGGGTGAGGTCGAACCGCATGGCGAGCAGGCGCTGCTTGATGACGTCGTCGACGTTCGCGGGCAGCGACTCGAGCTCGGACTCGACGGCCTCCTTGGCGCGGCGCACGCGCCACTGCGCCTTGTGATACGTGATGAGATTGTGGATCGCTCCGTTGGATGTGCGGAGGCCCCGCCCCGACAGCCATGCATGCATGTCAACGTAGCTCGGCGAGTCTGCGGACACGTAGTCCAGGAACTCGTCGACGAGACCTAACCGGTCCAGTTGTGCATACAGGCTGTCGGAGCGTATTTTCATTTCTCTCGTTGCGTTCGTTGCGTTGAGAACTTCCGGTTTGCGCAAAGCGCACGCGGCGTGCGCTTTCTCAAAAATCATTCTTCCAGGGCGATTGAAGCGGCCGCCTGATGGCCAGCAGGGGTGACTTTCCAGACCCAGCCGCGATAAGGGTCTTTGCGTTTGGCGGCGTGGTCCTGATCGGCGAGGGCGTCCAGCGCCTGGCGCACGTCGTCGGGCTTGGCGTTGGGGCAGCTATCGATCTGGAGATCGGTGACGAGCTGCTGCTCGCGGGCCTCGACACCCGCGTAGTTGTCCAGGAGGCGCAGCAGGTGCAGCTTGAAAAGGTCGAGCGTGTTTCCGGTGAGCATGGGTTATTCCTCCGTGGTGAGGTTTGACGCGGCCGAGGCGGGGGCGATGCCTTTTCCGATGAGCATGCCGATGAGCATCCCGATAGACTTGTTGCCCTTCTCTTGGGCGACGTAGATCTTGTCGATGCGGGCGTGGGTGCCCCGCGCGCGGTCCTCGGCCTTCTTGTCGTTATCGTCGATTTTCGACCGGATGTCGTCGATGTCCTTGCGGCAGACGGTCTGGCATCGGGAGAGCTCATCCTTGGTCGCGTAGGTGCGGGCAACGTCCTCGCCGAGGGGCGGAAGGCGCTGCTGCTTGCGCTGGTTATTGAGCCACATGATGAGCGCGGTGCAGACGGCTCCGAGCGCTCCGCCACCGGCTACGTCCAGCGTGATGACGCGCGATCCGGCGTCGTCGGCGAACGCGGCCAGCGGCACCGCCAGCGCCAAAAGCGTGAAAGCGCACGCGGCGTGCGGCTTGCCGGTTTGCGAGAGCGAGCGGCGCAGGGGTCGGCGTGTAGCGGGGGAGAACAACCCGCCCCCATTGGCCCTGCGCCGCTCAGTGATCTGCCGTTTATCCATGGTCTTGACGGTCCTCGGTTCGGTTAGCGTTTCATGTCGGTTTTTCCGTGGTTTAGCGGTTGTCCGCTTGAAGTGAGGGCATGATGGCAGAATCCTTATTTACGCGCGCACGGATATGCCGCCTGTGCAATCTATTTGAAAAGCCCAGCAAAAACGGGCTTTACGTGCGGACTGAGGGGTAAATGTTAGCCGCGACTAATGAGGCGCACGCCGAAGCGCACGCGGAGGTGCACA